CTTAAGAATTTATCACGAAAATACTGCTACAGATTTATTTGGAATAAGCAGTTCAAATGCAACATTTTATCTAAACACTACAATCAATGGCAACCTAACCACAAGTGGCACTAAGCCAATAATTGAACTAAGAAGTCAAGAGAATAAAACGTGGACAACAGGAGAAACAATATCGTCATTAGACTTTTACTCAGCCGATAGTAGTGGGGGAGGGGCAGGAGTTAAATCACAAATTAGGTCAGTAGCAGAGAACACGTCAGGCGCTCAGGTAGGACTAGTCTTTGCTACGCAAAACACAACTGATGGTCTTATAGATAAAATGGTCATCGACTCTTCGGGCAACGTAGGTATCGGGACTAGCAGTCCTAGTGCTGATTTGGTCGTAAGCAATTCAGGTGCTGAAGGTATTGAAATGGCAGGCTATAATGCTACAGTAGGTGGAAGCCTTGTTCAATCTTACAATAGGTCTACAAGTGCATTTACAAGGCTATCGCTAGTAGGAAATAATCTTGATTTTAGAACAGGTACTAGCCCAAGCACAAAAATGACCATCGACTCTTCGGGCAACGTAGGGATCGGGACTAATAGTCCTCAAACTGTATTGGATGTTAGGGGTGGTGGTGCGAATACACTTCCTGCAACGACAGGCACAACACCGAGTACAGGGACAAGGTTTAGGCTTGCAAGTACAGGTGGTGCAAGTGCTGTTTTAGATTTTGGTATTAGTACAGGTGGAAAATCTTGGTTGCAATCAACAGATAGGGCAGGTTTATCGGTAACATATCCACTACTACTTAACCCAAACGGAGGCAACGTAGGGATTGGGACTACTGCGCCTAGTGAATCATTACACATTAAAAATAATACTAATGGATATGTTGGTTTAAGGTTAGAAGGAAGTGGTGGCTATACAGGGTCAGATTGGATATTATATGCATCTTCTGTTTCAGCACCTTCGGTAAATGATTTCATTGGATTTTACAATAATTCTGCTACTGATGGGGCAAGTGCAGGATATAAGATGTCAATCCATAAGTCGGGCAACGTAGGTATTGGGACGACTAGTCCTAGTGCGAAGTTGGAGGTGATTGGGCGCACAATTATGACAGATAGCGGTCAAGTACCCTTAGCTTTGAATAACACAGGTGAAAGATTTACACAACTTGATATTCGCAACAACGGTGTACAGAAGGCTGCTATTTGGCTTGACAACACAGAGAGTAGTTTAAATATGTACACCAATACGGGTGTTGATTTAGCTTTTCTTACGGGCGGATCGAACGAACGAATGCGAATCGACTCTTCGGGGAATGTTTTGATTGGACTAACTTCAAGAGTAACAGGACTTGCTGGATTTACACAACTCGAAGTATCAGGGGCTGAGGGGGGTATTACAATTAACTCCAATACAACTACCGCTGGTAAGTACAGTAGACTACTGTTTACTAAATCTGGGGCTACTGGAAATGAAGGTGTCATTAGGTACAATGTTAACGATTACCATATGTCGTTTTGGACAAATGCTACCGAACGAATGCGCATCACCTCTTCGGGGAGTGTTTTGATTGGCAAGACTGTTTCTAACATAGACATAGATGATGGATTAAGAATAGATCAAAATGGTAATTTATTTGCCAGTATCCCAGACACAGAATCTACCTATTATCTAAGAGATACAACAAATTTAGTATATAGATTTAGGGTATCAGGGGCAGGAACTGTTTTTGCTACATCTACTACTATTTCATCAATATCAGATGAAAGACTAAAAGAAAATATTAGGGATTTAGATAGTGGCTTAGATAAAATCATGCTTCTTAAGCCTAGATTATTTGATTGGAAAGAGGGGTCAGGGCAAAATGGAAAAGATGTAAGAGGCTTTGTTGCGCAAGAGGTAGAAGAATTTTTCCCTGAATTAATAGATGAATGGGGTAATGAGAACTTAGAAGAAGGAGAAGAAGCATATAAATCAGTTAGGATGGATGTTATTCCATTACTAGTAAAGTCAATTCAAGAACTTAAAGCGGAAATAGAAACCCTCAAACAACAAAGACGAGACAACAATAATTGAGAATAATTAATTAAATTTACAACTATGTTTAAAAAAGAGAAATTAAAAACAATCGAAATCATTAACCTAGCTAGAGGATTTAATGAGTTAGCAGTATCAGGGGAACAAGAAGGTATGCCTGCGAAACTAAGCTATAAACTAGCAAGACAGATTACTAAACTTCAAGACGCATCAAAGTCTTTCCAAGAGCAGGCTGAAAAGCTGCTGAAGAAGCATGGGGAGGAAGACAAGGATAAGCAAGGCTCTTACATGATTAAAGATGTTGAGGCTTATAAATCTGATGTACAGTCGTTAGAGCTTATTGAAGAAGAGGTTGAGCTTTTATCTGAGAAAATTAAACTAGATGAAATCGAAGGTGTAAAGGTGAAAACTAGCACAATGATTACACTAGAAAAATTCATAGAAGCATAGCATCATGGAGATCAGGAAGATATCAATAGGTCCTGACTATAAGTCTAGTGCTATGCACTACATAGTAGGACAAGAAGTCCTTGGAGGTGATTATGTGATACACTTAATTAGGTCAGAGGATGACGGTATAAAGATTTGGATAGAGAAAGAGGATGAGGTTTTACTTTGGAAGAGGTTCACTGTTACAATGCCTGTTTCAATTGAATATAATATAAATCTTTAGATGAGGTCGTTAGATAATTTTCTAGTAAAGCCAAAGGACAACAAGAGATACGATAACACAAAAGAGATAGGAGGAATAGAGCTAATCATCAGCACGTCCGAAGAGAGTCATGAGCACTCAAACAGGTATGCAGAGGTTTTCTCAACACCTATCATGTACAAAGGCCCAATACAAAGAGGTGATACTCTTATTGTGCATCATAATGTGTTTAAGTTCTACAATGACATGAAGGGCAGACGCAAGAGTGGCAGAAGCTCCTTCATGGATGGATTGTTTTTGGTAGATACAGACCAGTTCTATATGTACGGTAGAGACGGTCAGTGGTACGCACATGATAGGTTCTGCTTTGTGGAGCCTATTCCTGTTGAGGAGTCTTATATCTTTAAGCCAATAAAGAGTGAGCCACTAATGGGAGTGATGAGATACCCTAATGAGTATCTAAGGTCAATGGGTGTTGATGAGGGCACAAAGGTGTCGTTCAAGCCAGATAGCGAGTATGAGTTCAACATAGACGGAAAGACTATGTATAGAATCTATGACCATCAAATAACGATGACGCTATGAACGTAAAAGAGACAAAGCAGAAGATCATAGACGCTGGGCATAGGGCTGTTGAGCAGCTAATAAGGGTTGCTAAGGAGGACATCATTAAGCATGACACAGAAGATGAGCTAAGTGCTGATAGGTTAAAGAATGCAGCAGCCACAAAGAAACTTGCTATATTCGATGCCTTTGAGATTCTAAACAGGATAGAAGCCGAGAGAGAAGCTTTGGATTCATTAGATAGTGCTCCAAATGAAAAGGTAGATAACAAACAAGGATTTGCAGAGAGAAGGTCAAGAAAATAGTATATACAGGGAACTACCTGAATATGTACCCAAGAGCTCCCTTTCAAAGAAGAATAAGGCGAAGTCTTGGGCGTACGGCCATGACGAAAAGCATGACATTGTTGTTATATCAAAAAGTGGTCAAATTGGCGATGTGATAGAAATATCTGGACTAAAGATAGCACTACCACTAAAGCCAAGTAAAGTCTACAAAAGGAGTGACAAGCATTCACTGCAATACTGGGAGAGAAAAGAACTTCCAACCGAACTTTCTAAGATGCAGTCAATATTCCAATGGAATGAGATGCCCAAGGAGTTTAAGGCTAGGTGGGTTGACTACATAGAGCAGGAGTTTGACAGGAGAGACGAAGGCTTTTGGTTTATGAACAATGGGAAGCCTTGCTACATAACTGGAACTCATTATATGTACCTTCAGTGGTCTAGTATTGATGTTGGCTACCCAGACTTTAGAGAAGCTAACAGGCTTCTGCATATATTTTGGGAGGCTTGTAAAGCTGACAAGCGTAGCTTTGGGATGATTTACTTAAAGATTAGACGTTCTGGGTTTTCGTTCATGTCATCATCAGAGTGTGTGAACACAGCAACATTGGCTAGAGATGCTAGGATTGGTATTCTATCAAAGACTGGGGGTGACGCTAAGAAAATGTTTACTGACAAGGTTGTACCTATAAACAGTAAGCTACCATTCTTCTTTAAGCCTATTATGGATGGTATGGACAAGCCAAAGACTGAGCTTGCTTATCGAGTGCCTGCTTCTAAGATTACTAAGAAGAATATGCATGATGTTGCCGACAGCGACATTGATGGTCTTGACACCACTATTGACTGGAAGAACACAGACGACAACTCATACGATGGTGAAAAGCTGTTATTATTGGTGAGCGATGAATCAGGAAAGTGGCTACGACCAAATAACATCCTAAATAACTGGCGCGTAACAAAAACCTGTCTTCGTTTGGGTAGCAAGGTGATTGGTAAGTGTATGATGGGCTCAACATCAAACGCACTAGATAGGGGTGGTGAAAACTTTAAGAAGCTATACTACGACTCTGAGACAACAAAGAGAAGCAGGAACGGTCAGACAAAGTCTGGCTTATATTCCTTATTCATTCCAATGGAGTGGAACATGGAGGGATTTATAGACATACATGGTATGCCAGTTTTAAGGGCTCCTGATAAGCCTGTTGTGGGCGTTGATGGAGAAAAGATATATCAGGGTGCTATTGACTACTGGGAGGCTGAGGTTGAATCTTTAAAGAATGACCCAGACGCACTAAACGAGTACTACAGGCAATTCCCAAGAACAGAGTCTCATGCGTTTAGGGATGAGAGTAAGCAATCAATATTTAACCTGACAAAGATCTATCAGCAGATAGACTATAATGACTCAATGATTGATAGCCACTACACAACTAGGGGTAGCTTTAGTTGGAAGGATGGCATAAAGGACACTGAGGTAATATTTTCACCAAACAAGAACGGAAGGTTCTTAGTGGGATGGGTTCCAGAGAGGGGGCTTCAGAATGCATATACACAAAAGAACGGTCAGAAGTATCCAGCCAATGAGCATATCGGGGCCTTTGGCTGTGATAGCTACGACATATCAGGTGTAGTAGGAGGGGGTGGTTCTAACGGTGCTTTGCATGGGCTCACTAAGTTTAACATGGACAATGCTCCTAGCAATGAGTTCTTTTTGGAGTACATAGCTAGGCCACAGACAGCAGAGATATTTTTCGAGGATGTTTTGATGGCCATTGTGTTTTATGGTATGCCTATCCTTGCTGAGAACAACAAACCAAGACTGCTGTACTATCTGAAGAACAGGGGCTATAGGGGGTACTCTATGAATCGTCCCGATAAGGTGTATAACAAGCTATCTAAGACAGAGATAGAGCTTGGGGGTATTCCTAATACTAGCGAGGACGTTAAGCAGTCTCACGCCTCTGCAATCGAGTCACACATAGAGAAGTATGTAGGGATTGACTTAGACGGTACACACAGAGACACTGAGACGATTGGAATAATGCCATTCAATAGGACATTAGAAGATTGGGCTAGATTTGATATAACAAACAGAACAAAGCATGATGCTTCGATTAGCTCTGGGTTAGCTATAATGGCTTGTCAGAAAAACCTTTACCAGCCACAGCAAAAAGAGCAGTCAAAAATTATCGTTAAATTTGCATCATACAATAACAAAGGCATCAGAAGTGAAATCATTAGATGAAAGAAGTAAAAG